GTGTTCTCTATCTCCTTTTTCTCTGCTGTCTTTGACTTTATCGCCTCCCCCCAGCTTATATGTTTGCTGATAAATCTCATCTTTTATAGCTTATTTATTTAACTTGTTTTTTCTACTCTATTCTCTATAGTTATAATACCCTTGTAAAAGGTCTTATCGTCATCGACATCCTCCAAATATTTAACGCTGTCTACTGTGCAAGTATATACGTTTAAATTATTGGCGCTTAAATCAAAATAATTATCCGATCTAGTTCTTATCAAGTTTAAAACAGTAGAAACTATTCGATTCGCTTGTAGCTCCCCCCCTGTATCACCTAAAAAAGAAGTCACTACGTCAATCCTAGAAGTGCATATAATATTAAAAGAGGTTTGATTTTCATCTATCTCCTGGGTATCTACAGAATAAACCCTTATAAACGGCTCAGATGCGTTTTGTGGCACTTTATTATAAACTGGCACATAATTACCATCTACTGTAATTGCATCCGTTAGAAGCGTTATAATCTCCTTTCTGATGTGATGTATTGCCTCTATCATTTAAGTAACTTTTTAATTCTCTTATCTATGCTGTTAATTAATTCTCTTATACCCTTATTTACAGTAGGATAAAAGAATGGTATTTCTCTGCCGCTTTTACTAGGATCTCCTCCTCCATGTTCTACAAATCCAGAGTATGGAGCATCAGACCTTATTTCCGCCTGCTTATTATTTACTACAGCTTTAATATTCTTAATTAAATTTCGTGTATCATAAGGAGCTATCTTTTGCATTTCCCTAGTAATAGATAAAGCCGACTTTCCTATCTCTTCTGATAAAATCATTTTATCAATCGCCTTTAATTTAGTGATTTTACCCTGTAGCTTTTTATAGGATTTTGGATCTAATTTCATTGCGCTAATCTCTTTTGGTAGCTGATATCTTTACGAATTTATTTTTAAACCCTTCATAGATTCCAGTTATTCTATAATCTCCATCTTTACTCTGCACCTTTAAGATAGTACTTTCGTTTATATTATTTTCATCAAAAGTTTTATCCCTTAATACAATGTCCACATTTAGATAGCGACCTCTAGTATATTCGTTACTCTGCACATCACCTTTCACCTCCTTTACATACGCCCAAACTGTAGCGCTTACAGATGCCGTAGCTGTGAATCCGCCAAAACCATCTGAGGTTTTTGTGAGAGTTTTTATTTCTACTCTAGTATCTAATTTTCCAGCATCCATTAAATAAAAGCGTTTTTATAAGGCGCTAATATATGCTCCACATTAGCAGGAACTTCCACAAAAGAAACGCCTTGCATAACAATAAAATCAGCTCTATTATCATAAAGAGTAGAAACAAACTGCAAAATAGCGTGCTGTAGTAATGCATCATCTGATCCAGATGTAGTATAACTAACTATAACATCTTTATTCTTACCTAGGTTGTTTAACTCTATTACATCATCATATAAGCCATAAGTAGTATAATTCATAGTAGAACCCTCTGAGGTTACTGATGTGATCGTATCGATAGGCGAGAAAGGTATCTCGAATCTATTAGAAACCTCCTCAATATAATACTTTCTGCTTTTAGCTACTATATCCTTTCCTATGTAATTTTCACACCAGATTCTAGCTTGCTCAATCATATTGCCTAATAAAGCATCATCATCGCTAGTGTCGATTCTAATAAAGTTTTTCGCATCTGTTACCGTAACTATTTCAGATCCAGTAGTAGATATTATTTTAGCTTGAGGCATTATTTCTTAGCTTTAGTTATTCTTTTTTTAGGCGCTTTCACCTCTTTGGTTTCTCTTACAATTTTCTCCTCCTTATACTCTACTCCTATACCCTTTTGGATGTAGTGTCTAGCTACTTTAGGATCTAAATCTACTAAGTCGCCTTCTTTTCTCCATCCATCGCTAGAATAAACCTCTTTAATAATTGAAATTTTCATAAAATTTTATTTAAAGCAAAGATAAAAAAAAAGCGCCACCTAACAGGGAGCGCCTTTCCAAACAAACTTGAAACGAAAAAAAATTCTATTCAAATGCAAAGTTATTAAAAAAAATCTTGTTTTTGCCTGTTAATGAGATTCTTATTGATTGCATTACGCCATTATTTTTAAATATAAACCACCCAGCATAGAAATCACTATATACAGCAAAATAATCCACCTTATCAATCGTATACTTTGATTTATTATTTTGTAATGGTATATGGATAGTTTTTTCAGTTTCTTTTTTTGGAGCTTTTATAGATGATTTTATTTGAACTTTTATAAGTCGTTCTCCTGTATCTACTATAGCATCATAGATACTAGAATCAGATAAAGGCATAGAGATATAATAACCTCTTCTCATGCACTCTGTAGCGAATAGATACTCCGCTAAACATCCCCTTTGATTGACATCCACAGAGTCAAAGCTACAAAAAAAAACCCCAGGCGTTATTTTGCCCAGGGTTACTATCAAAATGAAAACTAAATTCACATCATGAACGCCTCATGGCACTCATTACTGCAAATGTCATTGCCAAAGCTAGGTTCATCGCAAACCTTGCAAAAGCCACCCTCGTAATCATCTGGAGGAGTATACCCCCCTGGGGTGTAAATCGTGTATAATTCATCTATTTTCATATTATTTTCTTTTTTGTATTTCATCAACTCTACCTTTAAAATTAAATACCATGTCACTAAGGTACATATAATCTGATGGAGTCATCTTATCGGTTAATCCTTTTATACTATCTATGTAAAAATCGTATATGCATGGAACTTTTTTATCCTTTTCTTTATTTGTCGACATATCTTATCATTATTACAGTTAAAACATACATCGCTAAAGAATCCCAAACGGCATCATATCTTATCCCTAAAGACGTACCCCAAATAAAAAACCCAATGATTAAAATTAATCTCACCTTTTGCTGCAAAGTCATCATATCAATAGCCGTATTTAAAAATTAAAAATAAATCCAAAAGCGCATACATAAAAAAATATCCAGCTACGTTTAAAGCGATTGCCTTTAGAATAATCATTGGTTTAGACATTTCAGTCAATATCACCCACTCTACAGATTGAGTGATTCTTTGTACTATTTTTTTCATAATTAATTAGTTTGTTTCTCCAAAACTACAAATATTTGAGGAAATTCCAAATATTTTAAGAGAAATATTATTAGGACATAAAAAAAGGGCAACCCCTAAAGGATGCCCTCTTAATCAAAATTCTCATTTTGCTATTTAACTTAATCTACTGTCTTATGCAGTTTCTAAAGCTGTTTTAGCAGTTGAGAACGTACCTTGAACGATTGCGTTTGGCTGGTAGTTAGTTAAAGCTACTCTCTCCATTGCACGAACTGTTACAAAGTTTTTCTGGAAGTTATCGCTATCTTCTCGGCTAAATTCAACTGATAGGTTTTCACGAATCCAAAGCTGTGAAGATTGGCGTAAGTTCCCTACTAGGAATTTTCCAGCAGTAACTGCTGTATTTACAGTCACAGGAATACCATTTATTGTTGGCTGTATTCCGCTAAAGATTTGATTTCTCAAATACTCATTAGCAGTAGATTTCAATAAAATCATCTTATGTAGATCCGTAGGATTTAATAAGATAGTATCCGCCTGGTAGTTAGATAATGCCAATTGATTTAAAGCAACTGTAAGCACATCGAACTCATTAGCTGACTCGATAGATTGATAAAACGCACCGCTAGAAGCTGTGATAAAACTAGCTCCATCTGTGAATAATCCATCTAAGTTTGGTGATGATCCATCTCCGTTTAAGATTTCATTATCCTCTACAGAAAGTACTTTCTCTGGTACTCTAGCTGATAGGTAAGAGGTAAGCTGCTTAATATCATCAAGCATTTCTCCTGTAATTCTCATATAAGTACCGATTTTCTCCACGTTTACAGATGTAGCAGTAAGATTTAAATCAGATTGCCCAAATGCAGCAGCTTCCGCCGTAGCAGCAGCTCCATCAGTATATGCCGATTCTTTTGGGAAACGGATAGTTTGAGAATCAGTAGATCCTTGAGGTAATAATGAACGAATATGTACTGAACGGCTAGGATCGTACTTAATAGAGTCCACTATAGTTTCTCCAGCTACTACTCCAGTAACATCAGCTCCTAAGCTCATGTCTGCTTTTACTTCAAAACGTGCAGCGTTTGAGTGACCTTTAGTCATTGCCTCGATAGCACCATCATTTAAAGCGCTTTCAATAGCCGACTTGAACGACTGCTGAGATGCTCCAGAAAGTGTTTTCTTTGCAGCGATTTCCATGTCATCCATTCTCTTGTTTAGAGCTTCGCTTTTTTCTACATATTGTGTAGTTAAGTTATCAATCTCTGATTTTAGAGATGATTCCATTTCTCCTTTGGCGTTATCTTTTGCCTGGTTAAATGCTTTCTCGATTTTCTGGTCAACGATGTTTCCAATCTGATCGAGTTCTTTTTTAATATTGTCCTCCATGATTATTTTTTTAGAGTGTTTAACAAATAGTTATAAATCTCGCTATTGTCTGCTTTTACCTCGATCGGCTCAGTAACTTCTATTTCCGTTGGCTGAGTGACATTTACATAAATTGACTTTAGCTTTAATATTTCCGCCTCTAAGGCGTATCCCAAATCATCAGAGATTTCTCCCTTTCTGATTAAATGAGCAAGTTTATCAAACCGTTTAGCGATTTTCTCTGGACTTACATTACCTTTTACATCCATTATCATCGCCTGGTCATTCGCTGCTAGTGTAACAGCGCTAATCTCAAAAAGTTTTACCTCGTTGAGATGTCTGTAGCCATCATTACCCATTTCTTTTTGAATTGGTAAAATACCTACAGAGTTTTCAGTAATAACTCCAGCTTTCATTAATTCTACGACATCCTTACCTAATTGTGTTTTAGGAATGTGCGCTTCAAAAATTAAACCTTTGTCATCCTCCTCCAAGTGAACCATTTTACCAAGCGGCTTATCCATATCGTGCTGATAAAGATACTTTACTCTTCTAGCGTTCTCTTGTATTGTCTTTTTATATGCTCCCTTATTGATTACATCGCCATCAGAGTCGATATTACCAAAAACAGATCCATAACCTTTAACAACTCCAGCGGAAGCATCTGCATCGATTAGCTCGCCTATCTGAGTTGATTTGTAAATAATTGTGTTCATAATGCAAATATATTAATTAAATAATTTATCCTCCTCGGACTGTCCCTCTTCAAATACTATTTTGTTTTTTTGATCTGGTAAAGGTTTATCATGTTTGTTAGTTTTAATCACATCTTTAGGTATTTCATTAAATGCCTCACACCCACCAGAGATAGGTTTAAAGTGTTTGCACTTTTCGCATATTAGATTTATTGGTGTCATTTTTTATAATATTTATCTACAAGTTCTCCGATCAATCTAGCGTATTTACTAGGTTTTGATAGTAATTGATATTCTTTAAAACCCTCCGCCAAAAATTCATCTATTTCTGTACCAGCATAAGTGCCTAAATTCATTTCATTAAATGCCTTAAAACTCCGATTGTTAGCATATTTTGTTCTATTCTCTCTGTAATCTCTAAATAGAATTTTTAACTCATCAAAAAAATCTGCATCTATAGCATTATCAGAGTGCGCTATTATATGAGCAAATTCGTGAGTTAGAGTCCCTATGCTTTGATTTTTTAAATCTATTGGCGATTTAGATAATCTTTGAAATTTATCATTATATACTTGCCTTGTTACGGTATCTATGTTTTCTGATTTATCTCCAAAATTTATTCTACGCAAATTCCAGTTACTTTGTCCTGGCTTTAATCCTCTCTCTACAAAACCTAACATTCTTTTAGAGGATTTAAATATTAATTTAACTTCATTATCAATATTAGCAGCGCTATTTATTTTGTATTTATTCGTTAATTTATTAAGCTGTTTTAAATATTGATTTAAAGTTTCTAAATCCAAACTACTAGATATAGTTACTCCATTAATATTTAGTCCAGAATCTTTTAGTATCTTACTAGCTATCTCTTTTCCTTCTTTGATAGTTCTAACATCTGGTAAATCATTCACTACCTCCTCTACTGCCTCTCTAACTGGTTTAGGCGTTCTTAGAATACTACGACTAGGCGAAGCTGGCTCACGCACTCCAAAACCTTCTATAATACCAGCCGCTTGAGCATCCTCTTTTGGAAATGGCGCTG